CTATAAACCATTCTCTTCTAATTGACTGATTAAATCAGTTTTCATTTTATCAGTAATGTGAGTATAGATTTTATTTGTAACGTCGGCATCCTCATGGCCTACTCGATCCATAATAGCCTTCAAAGGAGTATTTTGTTCGGCTAGTAATGACACGTGGGTATGTCTTAGTATGTGAGAGGTTAAACGCTTGTTAATTCCACTTTTTTTACCTGCAGCAGCAAAAGAACGATTGAATGAACTATTTTGCATAGGCGTACCTGTTCGGGTCACAAAAACGAATCCATCATTATTAAAATCAGATTCGGATAACAGGTCTAGTTTATTTTCCTCAAAAGTACGTTTTACTAGCTCAACCGTCCGTTGGGTCAATTGAACATCTCTATTTGATTTCTGGGTCTTAGTTGGTCCTATCGCTTTTTGTTTGTAACCTTTGCTGTAGTCGATTGTACCTCTAATGTGAACGATATTATTATCCAAGTCAAAATTTCCTTCTCTTAATGCGACTGCTTCGCCAAAGCGAACTCCTGTTAAATACATAAATTCAGCTAATCGACCGACACGAAAGGTTGACCGACTTTTATAAAGTTGATCTAGGATCAATTTTACTTCATTTTTTTCAAGGTACTTATCCTCAATACGTTCTATATCTTCTAGGGTTTTCGCTTTAGGGATAATCTCCACGTTTTCAACAGGGTTTTTATCAGTGTAGCCTAGTTTAATCGCATATTTAAATACTAAGTTAAGATTTGACTTGATATGGGCGATATAAGTCTGAGAATAATCGAGAGAGGCAAAGAAGTTTTACAACAATCTTGTATCAATATTTGAAATCAGAATGTCTTCGTTTATATTCTTGAAAATAATTTTTCGAATGGCTACATACGTGTTCTTTGAGTTAGGTCTCAAAGATTTAAAATAATTATTTTCCCATTCAGTATAAACTTGCTGGAAGGCGACTTTCTCGATTTTCTTTTTAGCCAGTTCATTTTCTATTTTATCATTCAGGATACTTAGCGCTTTATTCCATGCTTGTTTTGATTGGCTATTTAGTACCACCGATTTTTTCCGAGTCTTTTCAGTATACGGGTCTTTGTAGCGTTCAATAAACTTGAAACGCCCATCTTTCAATGGTTCTACCCACATTGTCATTTCCTCCTATCATTTGGTATAATAGGCACAACAAAAGAAGCCTATGCCTATAGGCGCTTTATTTTTGCACGATCATACTCTTGCCGGGGCGGGATCGTGTTTTTTTAATCCTTCTTTATTTCATCTTCTAACGACTCTATTTTTTTCATCAATAAATCCATTTTTTTGTGTAAGCTTTCGATTTCATCGTCTTTAGTATCCTTGCCTGCATTGAAATATTCAGTGATTGTGGAAGTGAGCATACCTATAAAACCAATCCCTAGAAACATTAATAGAATAGCAGCTATACGTCCTAATGGTGTATTTGGAGATATATCGCCATACCCAACAGTTGTAGTTGTAACTACGGCCCACCAAATTGAGTCGACAAAAGCGACACTTTCTGCTATAGAATACATAGTGGCTGAAATCAGTATCAGAACCACACTGACATACAAAGCATTTCTAAAATTATTAGTTTTAAGAAAACCATCTATCCTATTAGTCAATTTTCCGGTAATCCCAACTAGTCTACTAAGTTTAAATAGTCTTGTTACCCTTGCTATCCGAAAAACTCGTGCAAGCCTGAAGAATGAAAAAATAGAGTTGAAGGGAATAATTGCAATAAGATCAAACATGTTTTTCAAGAAAAACTGTTTTTTATTTTCAGCCTTAATTAGTCTCGAAAAATAATCATAAGCAAATACTATTAATATAGCGGAGTCTATTGTTTTAAATGGATTTTTCGAAATACTGATGATGTTAGAAAAATCCAGTACTACTAAGACAATCGAAAAAACAGCTAACACAATGATAGTAAAATCATAGATATTCTTTTTTGTAAATCTCAAATAGATCACCCTATTCTGATATAATATCAATATTTCATCAATCTTAGTAATAGGGTTGAGTTGAAGTCCGTGTGCCAGCACGGGCTTTTTTATCCTAAATTTCTCATTGATTCACGTACATATCTTTCTAAACTCCAAGGAATTTTATAATACTCCATGAATTTAACAGCATTTAGTTGTTCTTTATCAAAATCGTATTCGTTAGACCAAATAAATAATAGTATCTCTATAGCAATTCGATTGGCTTCAAATTCTAACTTTCGCCGACTATATCCAGTAGCATTATAATATGCAGATAATTCTTCATGTTTTTTGATACAGTGAGCTAGTTCGTGAGATACTTCAAAGTCAGAATTTTCATTAAGGAGCTCATTGTTTAAAAAAATCGTTTTCTCCTCAGCAAAATAAAAACCACTTCTTTTCATATCTACAAAGCACAGTTCTAAACCCAAATTCTCTACGAGGTTCAATAAGTGATTATTAATTTCATGCATAAATTATTAATCACTTCACTTTATTTGTTTTCCGCAGCCCGCTTTGCAGCTAATACAGATTTTAAAAACTCTACTTCTTCATCCGAAACAGGTTCGCCATCGAATGCAAATACACCATGCTTTTCTGCTAAAGAAGTCTTTTCTTCGCGTCCTAACAAATAGTCGACGGAGACTCCAAAATAGTCAGCTAGACGGGGCAATTCATCAGCGTTAGGAGTGTTTGTTTTCCATTTGGCTAAATATCCATTTGAATAGCCGAATCTCATTTCTAACTGCCTTATAGAAATCTTCTTTTTCTTGGCAAGCTCTTTTATGATTTCATAAGTATTCATTGATTTTGCAACCTTTCTGAATGCTCACAAAAAAAGTTTAGAAAAATACGCAGAATGAACTTGAAAAATTCTGAATGATAGTCTATACTTATTTTTGTAAACAAGTTCGTTAATAAAAAAGACAACAAAAAATAAAACTGATTAAAGTAAGCTGACCGGCAAGAAAGCTATAAATCAATATTTTATGTCTTATTTAACTATGCCTCTAGTATAGAGTAATACTCAGCACAAGTCAATATAGTTTAAAAAATAGTTTTCGAACTTGTTTACATTTCAACATAGAAAGGAGCAGCGTAGATGGCTAATGCACAGGAGACAAGACAAAAAATATTGGATCATTTCAAAGCGAATGGTTGGAGCATACCAGATGTTGCTAGCGCTTTGAATATTACTGAGCAGTACCTACGAAAAATATTGAACAATCCAGAAGACCATTGGAAGCAGATCACGGATATCATATCACGATACAAAATCAGATAGGAGGTTGAAATCATGAAGAAGCCGACGTTAGCAGAGTTACGTGTGGCTTGCATGTGAAAACGGATGGAATCGAGCAGTTGGCTTCAAAGCAAAAATAGCTGGTATAGATTGTTCCGTCGTCATGGTGCCGATTGATCCTATCGAGATAGTTTTTAGTGATCTCAACTCGGGATCAAGGATATTATCATTACCAATTTCGATACTTGATATGATCATGTGTGATACAAAAGAAAAAATGCTCGTATTGATGAAGGAGAATGCAGGTTTAGCAGCGAAAAAGATTGGGTATAGCGGAATAGACTTAGTACGTGAAGAATCAAGAAAAGCCAAAGGTTCGTTTGAAAAGAAGTTTGGTCCAATGCCGGACTTTGAGAAAACTTCTGTTTACTAAGATTCGGTAACTGAAGCCATAGTAAAAAAGACTGCCGCGGTATGAAACGGCAGTCAATGAACTATGGGTAGCTGATTAGAATAGTTCAAAGGTATTTTACACCTAAAACAAAAATAAAAAAAGACAGCCGACCACTGGCTGCCTTGGAAAAGAACTCTCGTCTAGTTTCCGCTAGACAAAATAATTTTACCACAAAAACAGACCGCTGGGGATTGGTCAGCGGCCATGAGCTGATTGAAATATGCTTTTAACCCGATTAAAAAGGAGGGGCCAGCTCATCACTATTGTACACCTAGTAGCGTAAGAAAAAAAGACCGCTAGGCAGTCAATTAGCGGTCAATGAGCCGATTGCGAAAGTTGTTTGTAGTCAACAAAAGAAAATATCAGCTCTTCATAATTGTATCATAAAAAGGACCGCTTTTTCATATGGCAGTCCCTAAGCTAGTGTAGTATTCTTGGATTATTTATGGATTTTTCTAGCTCAAATATATTGTACACCTATGTGAATCAAAGTGAAATAACAAAAAAATAAATTAAGAAGCCTAGGTTTTATGAATTTGAAAGGTATAATGCCTGGTTTTCGTTAGACAAAATAGTTTTATCACAAAAATAGACCACTAAAAAAGCGGTCTACGAGCTAGATGAAATAGGTTTTGACGTTAACGAAAATTAGAAAGGAAAGAACTAGCTCATTTAGATGATACCATAGAAAAAGACCACTGAATAGTTATATCAGTGGTCCCTGAGTTAGGTAGTTGTGCTTATAATAAGTGGGTTGTTTTTTTTATTTAACCTAACTCGTTGGGCTAGTGCAGTATCAAAATTGTCGGTCTCAAACTTCAAGAAAATTACTAGCCCAATTCTTATTTTACACGGATATAAGTAAGAAAAAAAGGCCGCTGAGTAAAAAAACAGCGGCTTGTGAACTAGAAAAATTCGGGTAATATGGAAAAATTAGAAACCAGCTCACGCTAAAAGTTTATCAAATTCATTTTTCCGTTTCAAGATCGTTCAAAAAAACGCTGGGAAAGTTCCCAACGCCTCTTTATGTATAAAAATTTGACAAGATAATTATACCATAAGGAGTGGCTAATTTGATGGTTTTATTACCAGAAGTAGACGCAAATAATACGAAAATGAGTGCACGAAAAATTTTATCTCAGTATCGCAAATGGGAACGTATCGCAGGCAAAGCAGCTATAGATATCAAATCACCACTTCTTAGTGACATGCCTCGAACGTTGGGAGTAACGATAAATAAGCCAGAAGATGGTCTATTGGAGCGTGTCCATGCTGAGAACGAACGAGATGCCATTCTACGCGCCTTAGCGTTGCTTGGTTGGAGAAGTAGACAAATACTATACATGACTTACTGTGATCAAGAAAAAGCGACGACTCTTGAGATCGCCTTGTACATGAAATACAGCGAAATAGCTATAAAAAAATTTCGTTCAATTGCTTTACTGGAATTTGCAGAAGCATATAAACATGGGGAATTGTTTGTCAAAAAATAAATATACTTTTTGTATACTTTTTGTTCAAAAAAAGGTGATAGAATAGTAGTGTAAAAATAGTATATAAGACGGCACACAAAAAAATAAATGATGAATGGAGTTGACAAACTTCATTTCCGTTTAAAGTTCGCTGTGCTGTCTATTGTTATCAAATATTTTTATTAAAACTTATAGATTTCGAATATGTTCTTTTGTATAATATTTAGTGTAGAGTTATTAAGATGAGTAGCTCTATTTTTATGACTCTGCGCAAGTTAAAAAAATGATATACCTTGAGAATGATTTTTTAAACAATTCAAAAAAACGATCTTACTCATCTTAACAACTCTACAGGATGTGAGTACATCACGTTCTTTTTTGCTGTTAAATTAAAACATACTAGCATGATTATTAGTCTTTTTGTATAATATTTGCGTAGAAAAGTGAAAAGATGGTGGCTAATCTCTTGAATAAAGGGGTGATGCCTATGGTTCATAGCTTTATCCCTAGAAGGGAGTAGGCATGTCTGTTTATCAAGCGTTGTCGCTGATGATCGCATTTGCGACGTTAGTGTTACTGATTACAGATCACAAGAACAAAAAATAACCATCTAACACTTTAGCAGGCGTAGATGGTTACCAAAACTATTTACTAAGCCACCGTCTTTTTAACGGTTCTACATGGGGCGTGTTACCAGCACGTCCTTTTTCTATATCCATTATATCATGTGAATAAAGAAAATCAATCAAGATCGCTTCGGCGGTCTTTTTATTTTGGATACAAAAATAGACCACTACCGGGTAATAGTGGTCAGGAATTAAATGAAAAAGATGTTAAAGGGTTGTTAGACAAGTATAACATCATAGCGTTTACATAGCAATACAAAAAAGAGCCACTGTTTCCGCAGCAGCCCTTTAGTGTAACAAGTAAACATAATATATCATCCTTAGCCATGTATTTCAACACACAAAAATAGACCGCTGTTTCCGCAGCGATCTATCTGTGAAACGTAAACAATTTATACATAAAGCATACAATAATAACGCTTACATTGCAACGCAGAAAGGGATAGAGCAATGAAAACTTACTGGTACGTGTCATTAAACAATAAATACCCGCTGCCAATGAAAGGACAGCATAAACGTGTAGTGATGTCTGTTCAAATGAAGGCGAAGTATTCGATTGTAGAAATGATCAGAGAGGCAACGCCAGTAGAGGTTGATCATTGCAAGCTAGTCTATTGTGGGTGCGGCCGTTGGAAAGATGCTCATATACAAGAAAACATCAGAAAATACGTTTAGTTTGTTTTAGTTTGGAGGTGATTTTATGAAACTTACTAATAGGCATAATAAGGCTATAGAATTGCTGTTCGAAGGCTCTTTAAAGCGGATTGAAATCGCTGAAGAACTAAAGATAAGCGAACAGACACTTTACAATTGGTTAAAAGACGAAGATTTCACTCATGCTTATGATGAATATGTAAAAACTATTATGGGTAAGTCATCAGGTAAAGCGTTGAATACAATGTTGAAGCTTTTAGCAGCCAGATCAGAAATGGTTCGTTTTAACGCAGCTAAAGATATTCTTGATCGTGGAGGATTCGCTCCTGTTGATAAGAAGGAGATTACTTCAATTGAGCCTCCTGTATTTAAGGATGACATCAGTGGTGAGCCAGATGGTTAAACTATCTGAGTATTTGCCAAAAGCTTTTCATAGTACGTGGAGAGCAGCAATTGATCCAGAAATTCTTCATATTGTTGAAAAAGGCGGTCGTGGTTCAGGTAAATCTTCTGATATTGCGCATGTAATCATACAATTAATCATGAGGTATCCAGTCAACGCGGTTGCTATTAGATTCATCGATAACACGATTGAATTATCAGTTTTTGAACAGTTGAAGTGGGCAATCGAAGAACAAGGGTAACGAGCTATTTCAAGATCAATAAAAGTCCAATGAGAATTACCTATCTGCCCAGAGGGAACTATATTACCTTTCGGGGTGCACAGAATCCAGAACGGATAAAATCTTTGAAAGATAGCAGATTTCCATTCGCAATAGCTTGGATAGAAGAATTAGCAGAGTTTAAAACAGAAGAAGATGTAACGACCATTACAAACTCCCTTTTACGTGGAGAGCTTGCAGATGGTCTTTTTTATAAGTTCTTTTACAGCTACAACCCTCCGAAGAGAAAACAAAGTTGGGTAAATAAAAAATACGAGACTAGTTTTCAGCCCAAAAATACATATGTTCACCATACAACATATAAAGACAATCCCTTTATAGCTAAAGCCTTTATAGAAGAGGCAGAAGCAACAAAAAAACGTAATTCAAGGCGTTATGATTGGGAGTATTTAGGCAAAGCCATCGGTTCAGGTGTTGTTCCGTTCGATAATCTTCAAGTAGAACCGGGCAGTATTACGGATGAGATGGTTGCGAACTTTGACAACATTAGAAATGGTCTCGATTTCGGATATGCTACTGATCCGCTAGCATTCGTTCGTTGGCATTATGACAAAAAGAAAAATGGGATTTACGCTATAGATGAAATCTATGGTTTAAAAATGAGCAATCGAGAGTTCTCAAATCAAGCAAAAGCAAAAGGGTATCAATCGGATGAAATATTTGCCGATTCTGCTGAGCCTAAATCAATTGCTGAACTTCAAAGTGAGCATGAGATTCGGAGAATTAGAGGAGTTAAGAAAGGCCCCGATTCAGTCGAATATGGTGAAGAGTGGCTTGATGATCTAAATTTTATTTGTATTGACCCGTTGCGAACACCCAATATTGCAAGAGAATTTGAAAATATAGATTACCAAGTAGATAAGGATGGAAATCCAAAACCAAGACTTGAAGATAAAGACAACCATACAATTGATGCGACTCGATATGCCTTCAGCGAAGACATGAGAAATGTGAAAGTAATTATTTCTCCGAAAGTACAATTCGGGTTTAACTAGAGGAGTGAGAAAATGGCAATTGTTGTAAACAGAGAAATAGCTGGAGATCTAAACAATCCAACTGCTGAATTGCTTAATTATTGTATACAAGAGCATATGAAAATGTTGAGACGTTTAGAAAAACTATCGGACTATTATGATGGCAAGCATGATATCACAAAACGTAAGAAAGAAAATGAAGCTGCACCAAATAATAAGATACTTGTCAATCACGCGAAGTATGTAGTTGATATGAACGTTGGTTTCATGGTTGGTAATCCTATCTCCTATGTTTCGGATGCAACTAAAAATATCCAACCTGTATTGGACGTATATAACGAATTGGATATCGTTTCACATGATACAGAGCTTGAAAAAGACTTATCTACATTCGGCATTGCTTATGAACTGCTTTATCTCGCAAGAGGGAAAGAAGTGAACTCAACTGAAATACGAATTAAATAGTGAGCTATATTCCGGATCGGTATGAGTTTGTCCCATTGGGGACATTTTATATCAGCGATCGTGTGGATCCGAACCGAAACGAGAACACCACGACCATTGAAGCCAGAGATGGCTTTATTTTTATGGAGTCTGATTATCAATCGAAGCTGTCTTATCCAATCGAACTTCCATATGTCGCCTTAGAAATCGCAAACTTGAGCGGCTCTGAAATTGATCCCGTTTCATTTAACCATTTAAATGAATATGTCATCAATGAGCCAGTAGGATATACCTATCGACAAGCGATTGGATTGATTGGCCAATTTCAATCTGGTTTCGTGTTCTTCGATCGGTATGGACGATTAGCGATTCGAAATTTAGAAGACCCGCGCTTCCGCATTGATCCGAATGAATATTTCTTAAAAGGACTTACCAAAATCGAACTCATGTACCAACCTAAAGGGATTTCGTGTAAAGTAGTTACGCCTAAAGGAGAGTCAAGTAACGAAACGAACGTATTACAAGCAGGATCGACTGCAGGCGCTCAAATCAGTATAGAGAATAATGTAATGACACAGCCGCTGCTGAATTTGATTTTCCAACAAGTGAAGGGAATAAATTATTATCCCATAAACTTAAAATGGCGCGGAAATCCAGCTTTAGAGGTTGGCGATTGGGTCACGATGATCGATCGTAAAGGGAAACAGTTCAAGTCTCCTGTGTTAAACTATACGATTGTTTTCGACGGTGGGCTAAACTCAACGATTAGCGCAGATACAAAAGCCTATTCATCAAATGTTTCGACCTTCAAAGGACCACTTCAACAAAAATTGGACGAACTTGATCATCGAGTGGATGCCGCAGGGAAGAATAATGTCTACGATGGCACCGAAGAACCGAAACATCCGAAAGAAGGCGATATTTGGTTCAAGAAGAATGGTCCTGATGATGAAATTTGGGTATACAAACAGATTTCTCCTGGAGTTTTTGAGTGGGTGATGACTACTTCAACGACAATGGATCAGGATATTAAGGATCAGATTGAAAATTCTACACCTAAAGATGACATCATCAAAACGATCAATTTAAGCTCCGAAATGGATGGCAAAGAATGGTTGAAAATCGAGGGAGCAAAAATCTGGCTGACAAAAGAAACTAAGATTGACAGAGCTATAATCACATCCGCAATGATTGGATCAGTCGACGCAGGTACAATAAACGCAGGAACCTTAGATGCAAGTAAAATCACGGTAACGAATTTGAATGCAAAAGCAATCTCTACTGGAATCGCTACTGGAAAGAATTTAAGTATCAATTTCGATACCGGACAAGTCAATTTTCAATCGGGGAATATTACCAACGCTTTAGGAAAAATCAATATTAATCTGGATAAAAGTCTGATGTATTTTAAAAAAAATACAACGAATTCAAGTGTGATCGGGGATAACGGATTTGTTGTATACAACGGAACGCCGACATCGTCAAATATTGATATTTATGACAATAAGATTATTGTAGCCGTTGGGAAGTTCAGCGGAACTCCTGGACTTATTGGCAACCGTGGGCTAGAAGTAGCTAGTTACAAGTATAAAAAACTTTCAAATGGTTCAGTCGAGTATCAAAGGGTTGCTGGATTCGAGGTGCTGTCAAATGGGGATGCTTATCTTTTTTCTGAAGAGAACAAAACCCTTCAAATCGGTTATGCCAACACTAAGACGTTACTTATGTCATACACCAATGATATAAGAGGAAATCTTACTGTCGGAAATCTAAACGCGACAGGGGCAAAAAACGCTATTCATGTGACTAGAGACGGCGTGAGAGCGACACCCGCTTACGAAACGACAGAGAGCTATTTGGGAGATATCGGTAGAAACGTGACAAATGAAGAATGCGAGGTATGGGTGCCGATTGATGCGATCTTTAGTGATACGGTCAATTTGGATATACCTTACGAAGTGTTTTTACAAGTTTACGATGATGCAAGAGTCTGGGTATCTGATTTTCGATCAGATGCTTTTTTAGTTTGTTCAGATAGACCGATGATTCGGTTTGCTTGGGAAATCAAAGCCAAACGTACAGGATATGAAAAAGATCGTTTGGTTCTGCAAGAATTTACCAACCAAGAAATAGAAGAAAGATGGAGGGAAGACCTGTGAATGTAGATGCTGAAAAAGTGATTGAACAATTGTTGCAACGTATTGCAAATTTAGAGCTAGAAAACGCAAAATTGACCGTTGCATTAAATTCAACTACCGCAGAAGAAAACGATAAAGTCTAG